ACCGGATGGCCGCGCTGGAGTATGCCCTCTGGTGGCCCGCTCCTGGTGCTGCTGACACCTGGCACTCTCTCCGCTCTCCGTACCCTGGTGGTGGGGCGTATATTGTTTGACTGCCCCTTTAATTCGAATTAAAGGGGCTAACTTTATGTCGCGCGAGTTGATTTGAAATTTGAAAAATTTCCTCGCGTTACAGTCCTATGGCCCGTTGTACCGCACGACTGACGTGGCTGATTTTAGACCATGCTGCTGAGTTTATTTACCTATTTTGAATTTGCCATTGCTATATAATTGTGTCGACCGATATATTATATTCAAGCTGACTCAGCTGTCCACCACGTTTATATCGTTAGACGTAATTGTGTTTTACCTGGCATTATCTGTTGATAATGTATCCTTTGAGGAATAAACGTGGTTTCACCTATAACCCACGACGATTTAATCCACGTAACACAGCGTTTAATCGTTCAACCGCTGGCAAACGACATGATGGGAAACGTCGAGGTGGTAATGCTCTGAAACCCAATGACGAGCCCAAGATGACAGCCCAACGCATACATGAGAATCAGTATGGCCCAGAATTTGTCATGTCACACAACTCAGCCATTTCCACTTTCATCAGTTATCCTAGCCTGGGCAAGACCGAACCAAATCGAAGTAGAGCTTATATCAAGTTGAAACGACTACGTTTCAAAGGGACTGTGAAGATCGAGCGTGCTCAGTCTGATATGAACATGGATGGTTCTATCCCCAAGGTCGAAGGAGTGTTCTCCCTCGTGGTTGTTGTGGATCGTAAACCCCACTTGGGTCCAACTGGATGTCTGCATACGTTTGACGAGTTGTTCGGTGCAAGGATCCACAGCCATGGTAATCTGAGCATAACCCCCTCCTTGAAGGACCGATTCTATATAAGACACGTGTTCAAACGTGTATTGTCCGTGGAGAAGGATACCTTGATGGTCGACGTGGAAGGATCTACAACTCTCTCTAACAGGCGATATAACCTGTGGTCTACGTTTAAGGATCTCGACCACGACTCATGCAAGGGTGTTTATGACAATATAAGCAAGAACGCCTTATTAGTTTATTATTGTTGGATGTCGGATACTATGTCTAAAGCGTCCACCTTTGTATCTTTTGATCTCGATTATATCGGATGATTAATGAGAATTGAGCTTGATTAACCAACAATTAATAGTATAATATTCAATTTACTGCAATGACTTGGGCTGAGCAGCCTTACAATTACTGTTAATACATTCTTGGACCGTTGTCCTAACTAGTTCGTTTAATTGGCCCATTGACATTGTGATGTTGGACTCCGCTCTCTGGGCTCCTACAATCGAAGCAGACTCCCCTGGGTCTAATACGGTTGTCCCTAGCCTACTCAGATGTCTGTATGGATGCTGTTCGTTCTCTACCTCCGAGTCCGCATCCGATTGGCCTGTTCCTATGGTACTCCTGGAAGCCCACGATTCACCTGGCCTTATTTCAATTGGGCCGCGAAGCCCAACACGTGACATGGACGCGCATCTGATGGGCTTCCTTTCCCATCTTCCGTAGTCGACGTGTGAGAAATCCACATCCTTATCTGTGAACTGTTTGGACAGGATCTTCACTGTCGGTGCCCTGAAGGGGATATCCACTGAATGTTTCGCCGTCGACAGCTTCAGTTTCCCTTTGAATTTGGCGAAGTGGGTCCGTTGATGAACATTCGTATCACAGACCCTGTAGTACAATTTCCATGGAATTGGGTCCTTTAGCGAGAAGAACGAAGCCGAGAAGTAGTGGAGATCTATGTTGCATCTGATCGGAAAAGTCCACGACGCCTGTAATGACTCGTTGTCCGTCATCCTCTTGTCGTGGATCTCCACGATTACCGACCCGGTGGCGTTGATCGGCACCTGCTGCCTGTACTCTATGACGCAATGGTCGATCTTCATGCAGCTCCGACTGAGTCTAGCTGTTAATTGCGACGCCGTCGAGGGGAATTGCAGAATTATCTCAGTTAGGTCATGGGAAAGCTGATACTCGTCCCGGTGAGATTCTATGTAATTAAAGGCGTTCGGAGGATTTACTAACTGAGAATCCATTTGAAGAAGTTAGGCCGCGCAGCGGAACCGATTGCTGAAGTTGAATCGGTAAAGAAGATGTTAGGGTTTTTCTTGAAGAACAGTTGATGAACTTCCCTTGAAAATGAAGAATTTCTCTTGAAAATGAAGAACTTTTCTGGGAAACCCAGAAAGTTGGTGAAGAAGTTGAAGAACACGTGTTAAACTTCTATTGAATATGGGTTGGTGTTTTGAGAAAGAGTAGAAAGCTGGTGAGGAATTTGTGAGTGATAACTTGTTTGATCTTAGAGGGTTTATATAGAAACCCAGATGTTATGTTTTTCTTGAGAGCTTTCTGGAGAAGTTTTTCTCTCTATAGTGGCATTTTTGTAATACGAAGGGGTACTCCAGTTGAGCTCCCTCAAAACTTGCTCATGCAATTGGAGTATTGGAGTACTATATATACTATAACTCTCAATCTCGGTTTTGGCACACGTGGCGGCCATCCGTATAATATT